GAACCTATTGACCGCTTAGCAGCTTCGCCTAAACGAAGGTATTCGAAAATCTTATCTATCGAGTCTTTACTGATTAGATCCCGTCCAGTTTGAGAAAGATCCGATAACGACATGGCGTCTTTACCATTGAAGTATGGGAGCTTGTTTGCTGAGGACTGAAGCCCTGACAATGAAGACAGGGACTTGTTCAAAGGCTGCTTCTCTTTGAGTGCCTTAGAGAGATTCTCAACGAAATCAGGATCGCCACCTAATGCCTTGGCCAGTGCTGAGATTGTGTCCAGTCCTTCCTGAGATCCTTCACCTAGCAACTTTTCCCTAAGGTCGTTAATTGCCTTTGAATTTGCACCTATGTTTTCAGCATCGCTTTCAAGATCAGCACTTAGCTGAATACCTATCGCTTGAGATATACGATGTGATATATCCACCATTGCCTCTGTAATGGCCGTAGCGTCCTCAGGAACAATCACTCTGCATAGTTCAATCTGATTACCTGCCAACCCTGTAGCAACATCCACAGCAATGATTTGTGTGGCTTTCAGAGTCGATGAGGAATCTACTTGGTCAGTAAGTTTTCCGAACTCGTAGTTTGCCTCTAATGCGATAATCGTAGTTTTACCTGCCGGAACGTGTACGTTCACATCAAGAATTTGCTGGATGGTTATCTGACTTTCACCAACGTCTACAGACGCCACCCCTATCCCATCTTCTGTATCGGAGGATGAAATGATGATTGACAGCCCGTTACCAATTAACGGTTTAAAACCACGATATACACCAGCGCTTACGATACCTTTTAGCTTGCGGTTCAATGCCGTAGAGGTATAAGTCTCAAAGTATTGAAGATCGGCAACTAACGCACGTCCGTTCTTATCACTTGAAAAAATGGCGGCTTCATTGATTACGTGAGTCATTACGCTACCTTCTGTTCAATAGTTAGCAATGCAGTGAAAGATTTTCCTTTGTAAAGCGTGTCTTGCTGGCAACAAAGAACGCCGAATACATTTCCTTTGTTATCCACCAGCGCGAGTGTATTGAAGTCGTAAGCTTCGCCTTCAGGAAGGTCTGCTTCAGGAAGCGTGGCATTCATAGAAATAGTGCTGCCGGATACCGTGCAAATGAGGTTGCACTCTGCAAATTTGTTTAGCAGGTCATCGTTTCCAAAATTCAATGGAATATCAGCAATCACCCACCCGCCATTCGGATTTTGAGTAACCAAAGAGGAAGTGCCAAAGAAGCCTTTGGCGATCAGGAATTGGCCATTTACGCCTACGGCCGATTCTGCACGGCGGTTGTAGTAGTAATTAAGTAACTGCCCTTTATAAAGCTTCCCATTCGAAGCAACTGCTAGTGAATCTGCCATAAAACAACCTCTCTTGTGCGTTTTATGGCAGTGTATTTAACCTCTAATTTGGAAATAAACACTTTAGAATTAACTATGCAAAAACAATTTTTTCAATGTCTTTGTACTCGTGTATTCCGTCACTTGGCAAACTGACCTCATACACGCCCTTAGGGAACTGATACCGATTCAATGAACCGTCTGTATAGCTGACAACACAGCCTCGTTGACCATGCATTTCTAGAATAACCTTGCCGTCATCTTCTCTTAAGCGCGAGTCGCCCATAAACACAGGTGGTGCAAGTACGTTCAGGTCTAGAGCCCACGCATCTAAGGGCGTTTCATCCATTCTGACGTCAGTTAAGTGCGGTTTGAATTCAATGTGACTTAGCTCTGAAGACAAACTGGCGTCAAACTGAACATTCTCAATAGTTGCCCTATCATCGAGCATGCTGGCCATAGTATGCAGCTGTTCTGCCATTCTCTCGATACGAACGCTATCGCTGTCGCTGACCATTTGCGCATTGTAGAAGAGGAATTCCGGTAAAACGCAGTATGTAATTTTTTCAACGTGAGAGAGTTTCTGAGCGTCGATAGGAAGAGTGGCTGTATCTGCCCAAGAAGGGAATGAATAACGTCTTACTGGTTCGTCTGTGAACGATACAAGGCATCCATAATGGCCTTCAGTAGATATTGTAACTTTCCCATTAAGGATCTTTAGTCTTTCATCCGTCTGCGTGCCTGTTGGGATAATTGGCGGTGTGATTTGCAGATCCAACGCCCAAGCATCAAGGGGCATTTCATCAAAACGAAGTAACTTTTTGTTTAATGGCCGCAAGGCCGCTTCAACAATTTGGTTGCTCGTCATGATTTGAGTTTTGGGATTTAAAAGAATCGCACCAGTGTCTTCTATGTTGAATTTTGCATCCACCATTACGTTGATTCTGTTCAACGTAAGTAGCTCAGACTCTTCTTCAATCGTAAAGTCGATGTATAAAGAGAAGCCATTGAAAACAATCTCCAGCGGCAGTAGTGGAGCAATAACCTGCTCAAATTGCTCTGTTAACTTAGTTATCAGTTCTGATTGTTCGTCGTACCCATATTGTTCATAGAGCGTGTTTAGGGATAGTCGGATTATTCCACGAGACGTAAGGAAAAATTCACCGTATTCAGATTTTGCGGCCTCTACCCCATCCTTCGTTGTGAAAAATGCTCCATAGGGAAAACGTTCCTGATCGATCGGTGCCCACAGGGGCTCCCAACTAGCAGGAAGGTTTTTAAATTCGCGCCAGAACGTAGCAGAAATTGGTCTATCTGTGCCTTTAAAATGAATCTCGTCAAGTCGTTGAGATAGCAAAACGGGCTTACTTTTTTCGTTTTCTGTTCGAATGATGAAAAATTTACCCAATTCCGCAATACGCTTATCCAGATCGTCGCGATGCATTGTAAACAACGACTTTCTGCTTGAAATTCGCTCCAGCAAAGGCTCTACTGTGCTCTCTAAGACGGCTTGTAAGCTATCAGTGAACTCACACCATAATTTTGACTTTTGCTTTTCTGGCGTAAGTCTATTCTTAAACCAATCCTTAATCATGCTAGGCCTTAATAAGATAGTTCTATTACTGATTTTTCTGCGTTTAGGTAGATAAAGTCGTTTAGCTGTGTTGCCTCACTCATACCTATTACTTCGATCTCGAAGTCGGCCAATATGCTGAGTGCTTCGACGCTAGCCCATATGCTATTAACTTTTACTAGTTCGTAATCGCTTACGTTGTCTTTGTCGATTTTGTCGGAACCTTCTGCATCACGACCAAATGAGGCTTCTAATTGATCGCGGATTTTTGTTTCTGCATCGGAAATAACGACACTTTTAATCGCTGTTCCGGTCAGTTTTATGGTGAACGGGAGTTCATTTGGTTCGACGTAAATGTATTTCTTGTTTAAAGCGTTAGGTATGGATTCTAAAGCAGAGAAAATCTCACTCTTTAGCGCTGCCTGAGTCGATTTTGGTTTGTGGCCACAAATAAAAATCGCATTAATGTTGTTGAGGTCTTTAACGCCAGTAGCCTTTTCTTGCTGCTGCTCACCCCACACATTCAGCCAAGAAGTACCGCCAATTTTCGACTTCAAATAGAACTTATAATCGCCACCCCATACGACCTGTTCATCGTATGCAACATAGTATTGAGCTCGGTTTCTTGTTTCCTCTGTAGTTTCGCTCCCTGCACCACCTGTAATTGGTGTGGACGTGATAACTTCTAAAGAGTTTGTATATTTTGCAAATTGGTTGGATGGGGTTAGCTTTTGCCCCTCCACGAGAGTTATATCGCCGGCGCTGCACCAGACCTGAATATCAATAGTGCTGCCTTCTGGTGGAATTTTACCGATTGAACCATCGCCAAACCGGATCCCCAACTGCTCAGTTGGTTTGTAAAATTGAACGTAGTTTTTGCTTGCACTCGTCGCTAACCTGAACTGAGGATTTTCTACCCATAACTCTTTGATTCCGCCGATTGTTACGTATACATCGACCTTCACGCATTCAGCTGTTAGATCCTTAGGCAGAATGACAGACATAAACTCTTCCTCAGACTGCACAACTTTTGAAACAGATACGATTTCCATCTGTTTCATGCTTACTTGTTTAATGGTTTCACCAGCTGAAATATCCAACACGTCCATTATCATGTATGGGTACTGACTTTCGGATAGATATGTAGAAAAGGCTGGCAACTGGATCCTGACCGATGTTTTATTTTTAACAGAAACGAACCCTGAACTTGGTGTAATTAGCCGGCCGACATAGGCTTTGTCCTCTGCTGCGGCTAGAATGGATGATCTCTTTGTTGCTGTGGAAATAAACCCTTCAACCAATGCCCGCTCAGCATACGTTTGGGCATAGTAGATAACCTGCGCACCAAATATCGCCATCATTTTGACGAACTGGCTGTTTGTAAATCTTGCCCACCAGCTATTTGATTGTAATGTATCATTGAATTTGTCTAGCAGGTCTTGGATGGTCATATATCCCCTCCTTGTTGAAGTCCAACGGTTTCTAAGCCGGTTTGAGTTTGGAATGAAATTAAGTACATATCTTTGGCATCGGATGCAGGAGAGCAGCGGATCCCAGCTAACTGGATCTCAGGTAGGTCAGTTCTCAGCTTTGAAACCAACCGATTTTCAATAAACACGGCAACATACTGATTTGTCGGCTCGTGCTTAAACTCTGCTAGCGGGTTTCCCCATTCCGGCAAGCCATAAATGCTTCCAATCGGTGTACGTAACCATTCCTCTAATCTCGCTGGCAATGCTTTATTTACACCTAGACGTAGGCTTAGCCCATCTGCATCAATACGTAGCAAACAATCAATTTCATTCATTTTTAATTCCGGTCACTGAGCATTTGAAATAAGGCATCTGCCGTCGAACCAAGAGGAATATCGCTTCTAGGCGCTGGTTGAGCAGAGTTTGACGTTGTATTTGGATCCTTACCTTTATTGTTTTCCTCTTTCTGTATACCCAGCAATTTATCCATAGTCGTTGCAATTTTCTTGAGCTCAGTGAGCACCGCTTTATCATTTGCATTGGAAGATTTATCGCGTGTAACAGGTGTCTTCACTCCGCTAGCGGCTAAGTCAGTTACTGTTGGTAGTGTTCTTGGCATTGTCAGACTTGCAGGTTGACGAATTGAGCTAGAAACAGAATCAACCATTCCACTTACGCCAGAATCAATTTTCTTTGTCATGAAGCCGGTTAGTGGAGAAAGAGCTCTTGCTTGCCCATTCCCCAAGCCCATAGAGCCCACCACATCATCAATAATGCCCCCGCTCGTAAATCCTTGGGTCATGTTTTTGAACGTGTCAGCGGCGCTAGGAAGCACAATATCGGCTAATGATTGCGAGAAACTACCCGTTTGCTTAGCTGGCTGCGGCGCTTGATAATCAGCAGGTAATTCCCTGTTTAGGTCGCTAGCTGATACGACGCCCCCAGCTTTGTGCGTAACCGGAGCTGTTATTGGGAGACTCTTTCCAGAATAAACGTCTGGTTGAGCAACGGCGGTATGAGCACGGTTTTCGATACGTTTAGCTTTAGCTGCTTGAGCTATTTGATTTGCAGGTAGCATGGCCATTTGAAGACCAGCCGGTAGATCTGAAGCGTTAACGCCTTTAGGTAGAGTAAGTCCAGCATCTGGCCTAATGGATCTCACTCCCTGTACGTTATCAGCGTAGCCAGCCAGTTTGTTGTCGGCTGCATCACGAGCTTTTTTAAGCATCGCCCAGAATCCCGTACCGCCAGCCGAATCTTTAGCTTTTCCTTGTTGAGGTTTGCTTTTGGATTCATCAAATTTAGCTTTTGACGCCGGCTCTGTGGGCTTTGACGAAGGATTTACTTCTGTCGAAACGGCCGGTGTTTTTGATGCCGGCGCTATAGCTTTTGGCGCAGATTCAGTCGCCTCTGGTGTTGGTATTGGTTTTACTTCTGTTGAAGCTTTTGGTGTATTTAATGTTGATTCTGTGACTTTTTGTTCTTTGGTATACGCTATCGATGTTGATGGAACCGCCGCCCCCGCCGCTTGCATGGCTGCAAATACTTTGGGTGCGTATTCGCGAGTCTCTTTTGGTGCCTCCGCCATCCCCTTACGCTGGATGTTTCCTTCGCCCCAATTGTACGCCGATAGAGCTAATCCAACGTCCCCATTGTACTGTTTTACAAGCCCACTAAGTTTTTTTGCAGCTGCCGCAGCTGATTTATCAGGGTCGTAAACATCCTCTCCGGTCAATCCATACTCAGCGGCAGTTTTTGGCATGAACTGAAACATACCCTTAGCACCAGCACTCGAACGCGCGCCATTTTCCCCCTGAGATTCAGTGGTTGCTACACCACGCAGTAAACCTGCTGGTAAGCCGTACTGTTGCTCAAGGGATGCAAACTTACCAGCCATTGTGTCTAGTTGCATTTTACCGGCCGCTGTTGGTACTGGCGCTTTGATATCACCTATCCCCACAGCCCCTGCAATGGCTGATACGCCACTGCTCACCAGCTTATTAATGGCTTCTATAGTGTCAGATGCACCTTTTTTTACGGTGTCGATGAGTGTCTTGTTTCGCTCATCAGCGCCTTTATCTGCATCTTCAGCTGTCTTTTTACTATCAGAAGAAAATAAGCTAATAACACCACTAACTTTGCTATCTATTGATTTAGCTATGTCAGCAGTGTCGAATGTTAGCTTTTTCGCAATGCTATCCATGCCTAAGTAGTTGGCGCCATCGGCAAGAAGACCTGCGCCACCAGAGACAAGCCCACCCATATCTGCGACATTTGCAAGGGCATATTCGGACTTATGGCGACTACTAACTTCTTCGCCTTCTTTTAGTCCGAACGTTTCACGTTGAGCATCGGTATCGGAATAGCCGTCATATGCATCCATCCCCGCGCTGATCGCAGTACCAAGAAGCGGAACGGCTTTTAATGCAGTCTTTGTTGCAAGTTTACTTGCCGCCTTCACTGCGCCCTTCTCTGCTACTTTTTCGGCTCCTTTCCCAGCGACTTTAGCCGCCCCTTTTTCCATGGTCTTTTCAGTTGCTTTGACCGTGCTTTTTTCAACGGTTTTTTCCGCTGCTTTGGTCGCACCTTTCTTGATCGTACTTTCGCCAACTTGCTCGCCGGTGTTCTCCAGTATCTTTTTGCCGGCATATGCTGCACCACCAGCCGCCACTGTTGCTGTAACAGCTTTTGCTGCGGCTTTTCCTTTTACTAAACGTTTAAGAACATTGGCTTTCTTAGCCTTCTTAACGCCACGTTTAGACTTTTTCCCTTTTTTCCCTTTTCGTGACGTTCGGCCTGTATCTATATCGAGATCGTCACCTACGCTACCTGCATTTTTAGATAGTAAGGATTTAAGCTTATTGATGCCCAGTGCAGCTAAGATTGCAGCACCTAGTTTTGTGCCTATTTTCTTGCCAATCGACTTAATGGCCATCGCGCCAAATATTTTGTCGAGAATGCCACCACCAGCGCTACCGCCTTTCTTATCAGCGATATCTTCCAGCAAACCGATCATCTTTTCGTCGTTAACTTGATTCAGCTTTGTTTGTTCTTGGATCGCTTTAGTTTGCTGTGTCTGGTTCTGCGCTGAGAATTCTTTCGCGGATGTCGTTTCTTTATCACCGCCAAATTTCAACGGTCGGATAGATGGAGGCTGTATAGCCGCCTGTTTTTCTGCTGGCTTTATTGCTTCTCGTTTGCCTTGAACCCAGTCATGAAGTGAGACAACGTTGTCTTTTGTATTTGAGATAACGCCAGCAACTTCTTTGCCAGCCTTCCAGAATGATCCACCGGCTGAACCTGCAACATCCAGAGCACTATTATCGCCAGACTCAGCAATAGATTTTGTTGAATCCCCAATAACACCACCCAGCCGGCGCAAAAAACCGGCTTGCATTTTCTCATTTGCTTTTCTTTCGTTTTCTCCGTCTTTTTTTGTCCTAATTGATTCATTTTTGTCTTTGGACGCAAAGCGGCCTGATGCTGTTCTAAGTCGTTCACCTCTTTCAACTCTTGTATCTCGCAAAGACCTCGCTGGCTGAGTTTTTACCTCAGTTAAGATTCTTTCTGCGGCGATTGAAGCCTTTTTTTTCGCGTCCCCATTTAACTCCTTTTTGTTCTTCAAATATGACTTAAATGATACTGAATTAGGGATTAAATTGTCGTCAATGTTTGTTTTGTCTGTTTTGTATCCTGTTTTATTTTGATTTGAATCTGAAATGGTTCTTTTATGTGTTCTTTTTGAGTCTCTTTTTCTACCCCCTTCCTTTTTATGCTCAATTGAATCTCTAATGATTCCGTTTTGTGGCTCGTTTTTTTCTTTGTTATTCGCCTGTTTTTTTTCCACCAGCTTAAGCCCAAGCGAATTTCGTTGCGGTGAGCGATTAGATAGAAGCGTTCGTGACGGTCTGTTAATGATTAGGCCATCACTTCCAGAATTGACTTTCTGAAGCAGATTTCGAATATCCGCTAGCGCTGCCAATTCAGCGTCACTAGCGTTTTCAATCGCATTAATAATGCGATCTTGTTCCTGTAGATTTGATGCAGTGTTGGCCATTTGTCACCGTCACGTATTACGTATTTTTCTTGAACTTGGCTTCAAGTGACTTATTCATTTCGAATGCTCGCCACTCAGGTAGCCGGTCTATATCACCAGCCGGCTGGTTCCCGTACAGAGCTAAATTAGTTGTTAATACCAGCCATCCATTGAGGTCTAAAGTCTGGAAGGAAGTCGCGATTCCGAAAGGGAAAGTACAGATTAGTAATATGGACTTCTGAACCCTCCTTACCTGACTCAGGGCAGGGATGAGGGGGTAATAAGAGGTTTGCTTGACCTTTTTCAATCTTCATTGCTAAGCCATGCGCAAGTGTCCGGTTCATTAACTCTATCTGTGCCACCAACGGCGAGAACTCGGTTTCTGCTGTCATTTGTTTAATGAGTTCATAACGTAGCTGCGCGGCTTCTAGAAAGTCTGAGGGCTGATCTTTTAGGTGGGCTTGGTGTGCTAGTTCCATCAATTTGAGGTTAATTACCTCTTCTTTGTATGAGGGAGAATTGTCTTCAGGCAAGCAACAACGAGCCGCTTCTAAGTGCTCCATAGCGCGGCCATCCAGAGGCTTTAACACCCATTCATATGGCTGACCATTAACGGGGATTGAGACGAGAATGTATGGCTCTACAGTTAAGAGTCCAGCTGTCATTTCAAGCGTGCGCATATCAACATCGAAGTAATGCTCTTCACCGCAATGTGAACACTGATATGAAACCGAAAGCACGGTATCTAGCCGTGAATGACAAAAAATCCACCAGAGAGCTGTTCTTCTATCTTGTGCTGTCCACAGGCACGCATCTCTTTTTACGTCGCCGCTTTGCATTTCATTTAAATAGCGAGTGGTTAGTGCTTCTTCTTGGTCTAATGATGCACCGCTATATGACATGGCATCTGCCACCGTTGGCATGTGGAAGTGAATTTCAACCTCTGGATTAGACGGGAGCGGGTAGTAAGGGATCTGCATTTTTCAGCCTTAATACTTAATAATATTGTTTGGATTTAGCGAACCTGAGGTGGCTTTGCTCAGTGCGCTGGTAGCGAGAGAAGACAAGCCAGACTCAACAGATGAGACTTTGATAAAAGTAAGTGGGTATGAGAGAAATTCAGTTACCTGATCGCGTGCGCGGGTTGTTTCACCGCGTGAAGTCGGGAATACTTCAAATTCACTTTCTAACGCTGTCCCTCCGTCCTGCATTACTCTGTAAATTCGTATGCCCATAGAGTATTGAGAGGACAAATTTACAGTGCCATCAGGGTTTATTACGCGACTTGCTCGTTCGTCAAACCAGCTAGCGATTTCACCGCTTTCTGTATCACGTACAGTCACAGTAATGGATCCAGCGTCGCGGTGTGTAGGCTTATTAAAAACAACTGCACCTATCTGTTTTGACTCGGTTTCTATTGTTACTGAGCTATAAGTAATATCTTTCGCGAACATGTTAAAGTCGCGCTGGCCATCGACTTCAATAGCCCACTGCCAACCTTGCGCATAGCGAATCCTGAGCGCGGCCTTAACCATTGATTTTGCGTTAGAAGCCTCAGAATTTAGCCCGCCTGTTCCAATGCTGTTACCTGATAGCATTGATGTAGTTCGCTCAAGAACGCCACTAATGAAGTTATTTGCTGCGCTATTACCGAAGCTAGATAGACTGTTGTAGCCAAATCCTTTGCCGATCCCACTAAAAAAACCCATATGTTTGATCTCCGCTTATGGCACCAAACTTGCGCCCGTAATAATGGCTCTGTTTGCCGACATCTTGTCTTCAAGGTCAATTTTGCGTTGATAGAGTGTGGATTCGTCGGGAAGATTGCTCACATCCAGCTTGCCAGATATAGAGACACGGCGTTTGCGCTCGGTATTTGGGATATCGATCAGGCACTCAAGATAGTTTTCGATCATCCCGCAAATAGATGCAGGAACTTGCCATTTATCTATGTCGCAATCGCGCATATTAACGAGATATACGAGAGTGAATGGGTATCGTTCATCACCCATTAAGTCGAGTTCTAGACTGTCGTTATAGGGCTCAGCAAAGACAAGTGAACCGCGCTTATCTATAACGTGAACAAGCTCAAGATAATCATCAGGGTAAGGCAGGGAAGTCCCTGCCTCTTTATCTAATTGAGTTCGTTTGACTAGCCCAGCGCGATCTTGATATGCAGTTAAGGCGCTTTGTAACATCCCTTTTAAGGTGTCTTCCTCGACAACTAAAAGAGGCGTAAACCGTTGCTTAACTGAATTTAAGAGATCGATAGGTGTCATTGGTTATTCCTGCCAGTTAAAGACTGCACGCATGGAAGGACGGACTACAACTGTTACGTCTTCAGATGCTAAGTCAACTGCGTCGCAGTAAAGCTTAACCATTTCATATGAACGGATAGGTTTGCCTTGTTCTCCGCCGTTTGATTCGGTTGCTAGGTAAATATCAATATCGATATAAACCTTTTCCATAACCCACTCTTTGACAGCTTTTAATACTTCCCCTGAGATCGTTTCAGCACACTGGAACTGGAATTCGCCTTGGTTACGGAACACACCGTGTTGGTTGATCTTGACGCCAGAAGGCACAAAGTCTTCGACGTCTTCGCGTGTAAATTCGCCAAGCTGAGTTGTTCGAATTAAGATGGATAAATTTTCGTAACCGCGAATAACCATCCAGTAGTCAGCGCCAACTAAGCGTTCACCTGCTGCCACTGATTGGTTAAAACGTTTCCGTAAGTAACCCTTATTGGCCTTGCTATTAGTAAAACCTGCCATTGATTAGCTCCAAAGATAATCAGATAAACATGTAGGGGATTTCGGATCTGTTTTGCACTTGCATGCCAGATATTGAAAGCGTCACGGTGTTATGCGTGTAGAGGCCATCAGCTGTGCGTGGTGCATCCAATTCGAAACTAACTTCTTGGATAACAACATCTACAAGCTTTAAGCGGCGACCTATATCAAGAACAACCGGATTAGGCCTACGCCCTCCGGGTAAGGCAACACCTAATTCAGGTGACGCCATCTGTAATAACGTCATGATTGCAGCCTGAACTTCTACTTGAGCATCAACTTTGGCCATGAAATGCAGCGGTAGCGTAATCTGTGGCGGTTTTTGCCCCTGCCACACCATTAATGAGTTAATGACAGTTGTTGAGGTGTTTTCTGATACGGCCTGTATGCCGTTAGAAACAGTGGAGACACCCGCAACGGAACCTACTGAGTCATTCTCAAATGGCGACTCCCATAATGCTTGCATCGCTGCTACAGCCCCATCTCCGATGTAACCCACAACCATTGATTCCTCATTGGATATGTAGGCCTTCAGAAATGGACTAACACCATCTGGCATAATTGCGCCACAAATCATTTAATCCCCCTTTTGGCCACCAGCTAATAGGCTGGTGGCATGATGGTTACAAACCGCGACGCTTGCGCAGAAGAAGGGATTTTTTACGTAGCTTGTTCGCTGAAGCTTTGTGTGATTTCATCCGGTTTTTCTTAAGCGCGGCTTTTTGCGCTGCGGTTTGACGTCGAGGGCGTGGACGTCTGCGGATCATCTTCACTACGCCATTTCGAACAACTTTCACGTTAGCTTCCATCATTGCTGCACCGTTCTCATCACCGGTCACAGAGAAGTCAGCAATAATGTCGTCTTCGTCTTCAGGACTAACATCAATGGCTTCGAGTACAGCGGCGGCAGAATCGTCATCAGCGTCATCAATCATCGCAGTAACATCAGCCTGATCCGCACCCATTGCTACAGCAGCGTCAGCCATGAGGCTTAGCCACTCGTTGTACTCATCAACTTGCTCTTCGGTAAGATCATCATCGCTGTCGAAGTCGATACCAGCCAAACCAGTGGCGATCTCATCAAACGAATCAAAGGTTGCTTCGCCATTTTGAGCCCACTCAATAACAGCTGCGGCCGCTGTGCCGCGTGAGTCCTGTAGTGCTTTTTTTGCGACCGCTTCCATCAAGGCATCTTCACTTGGATCAACTGGCGGTTTTTGTTGCTTTTGCTTTTGCTGCTGTTCGGCAGCTTTAGCTGCATTAGATTCCATCATTGCCGTTTGGCCGGCTGGTGTAGCAAAGGCCGCTAGACGCGAAGTTAGCAGACCTCCAGTTGTGAATAGGTTTTTAGTCATTTCTTCACCTGTTAATTAAGGGATTAGCACTGGTTGAGCCACAATTCGACGCGCAACGCCGGTAATGCATACTGAGTACCCGATACGCCAAAGGTCATACTCATCTTTTGATACTGTTACGGTGTACGGTGCAGTACCGTATTGGGCAGTATCACTCGGTGAAACCAATGCTTCGGATGCTACAAAGCGGTCTAGCCACTTAGGAATTTCACGTTCTAAGCCGCGACGAGTTACGCCATCAGGCTCATGTTTAAGCGCTTGGGCAACTTCGTAAAAACCGCGTGCAATAGCATTTAGTGTGCTGTTTACATGCTGGTATCGAAGATAGTTTTTCTTGCTGTAGGTAGTGATAGCATCGTCGATGACAACCGAACCGTCTTTAGCACAAGCAACGGTATTAATTCCTGCGGTCACATAGCGCTCACGGTCGATCTCAGCAGCAGCTGGAAGAGGTTTAACATTCTGTCGAATAAGAACGCCGCGCGATTGACCTGCTGGTGAAAGGTGATAGCCGCCCACATCTGCCACAGTTGCCACACCTTTTGCTTTTGCGGTAAATGCGTCACCAGATAGCCCATAAATGACCTTAGCGCCGGAGAAGGCATCGCGGCAGCTATAAGGGAAGTGATAACGGCAAACGTGAGCGTAAGAGCCAAAGCCTTGAGCGGCGGCATCTTCGATGGCCTTATCAGGCATAGACGCAGGTAGTAAATCGCAGAACATATCTACGCGAACGTCATTAGCAAGCTTCGCTAGTTCGGTAAGCGCGGTAAGGTCATAGCAACCGAGAGACAAAATAGCGGTATAGTCAACTGTAGAGCCCGCGAGCGCTTTAATCGCCTTTTGATATGACTCGCTCTTAACCTTTGTCATATCGCCATCAGAACCACCTATGAAGGCTTGATCTTCAAAGCCTTCATAATTCTCTGGAAGCTTTGAAATATCGCCCATGATGGCGGCTAAGCGCGTGCTGTTATTCTCTAATGCAATTGGCAGGTATGCCGGCTGATTCATATCGTCAACGGCTTCAGGACTAAAAGCGACCTGAATTGTTTCTAACGTGGTACTCTCACCAAGTGCATTAACTTCCTTCAGAACTAGCGAGTACAAGCCTTCACTATCTTTGTCTTTTACAAGTGATAGCGTGCGGTTTGTAGATGCATCGCCATCATCCACGTAGATAGAGAAAATACCGTTTTCTGGTACTTCTACGTCTGTTCCTACGCCGATATTTGAAGCAACTAAGCTTGGTTTGCTCTCGCCGCTTGCATCTTTAGGCTCCGCAGAGCCACCAGCAACTAAACTAAGCAACGGAATTTTCATGCCTTCGGTTTCGACACGAACTACATAGCCATTACCACCGTTTAGGGCTTGGTATACATGACGGAATGGCTCGAAACACTGGCCGTAATGTGGATGAATGGCCTCACCGAGAACCTTTTGATAGTTCTCTGATGTAACAAGCAAAACAGTATTAGGCTTCCCGCGTTTAAAAATACCAACGCCAGCGAATACAGACGCGCCACCCGTTGCGGTCGTGAATGTAGCGTCAGCATTGGGTTCCATCACGGCAACATTTGACGCCTGACCGACAGAGAAAGGAATTTTGTTCATTTCTTATTCCTATTAGGCGCTATTTCTAGCGCCGTTTTGAGATGAATAACTGGTAGTCGTACCTGTTATTTCTTAGCGGATTTAGGGGTATCAGCATCAGCGTTTAAAGACTTGGCTTCGCCACCTTCATTACCACCAGCATTACTGCCATCATCGCCACCACCTGTATTACCCGTGTCTTTTCCTTCAATGAACTGCCCTGTCAGCGTGTTGATTGCGCCAACTTTGGTATTTGTCAGGGTTAGTTTGGTGAAGTATTTCTCACCGTTATTTGGGTGAATCTCATTAATTGCAGACCCCCACAAGGTCAGACGGTTAACGAGTTGTGGTGTTGTTGGGTGTACGAATGGAATGGCAGGAACAGCGTCACCCGCGATCAGTCCAGCGTCACCGATATTTTCTCCACGTCCGTAAAAGAAAATATCTTTCGTATCGAAAAGGAATCCATCAGCAGTCAGTTGTTCACATACTGGCGCTGGAACTTCAAAAATGCGGTATACGCCAAAGAGAGTGCCAATAAACTGAATACGCGGCGATTGAACGTAGCCTTCAGCTGGTTTGAAGTATGCAGCCGGCATTGATTTAATGAAGTTTGCTGCTTCACCACCGGCAAAACCGCCACGGATACCCGTTTTTTTAGTACGATTAGTCATGTCTGTGGATGCGCTAGTGATTGCAGTTTTCAGAAGCGCAATATAAGAATCCCAAGACTGGCTGGTAGGTAATGCAACGTCGAAAGCGTCTTTGTAGATTGTGTGGAATACAACCTTACGCAATCGCATCATATCGATTTCATGAGAGAGCCAGTTACGAACGGCTGAGAACTGCATTGAGGCAAGATCAAGACCAAACTCACGTTTCGAATCCATCAATGACTGGATAGTGTGCTCTGCGGCCAGCACGTATTGTGATGGCACAACTTCCCAATCGCGCATTGCATGGTTGACCAGTGGTATCAGGTCAGCCTTTTTCTCAATATCAATCTCGACTTCAACGGAAATTTCTGTACCAGCTGGTGGTACTTCATCGCCGTTAAATTCAATTGCAATTTCGCCTTTTGTATAATCGATGGTGCCAGTAACAGAGAAACGGTTGCCATTGTGGTCTTTTTTATCAAAGTAGACCTTGTTGTCTTTGCCATCGCGCTTCGAGCGAGTTCGGTTGATCATCAGATACGTGCGACCTGCACGGATCGGCATCTCTTGACCTTCAGCTGTTTCGCTCAGCTTAAATGTGAATTTTTTCTTAGTACCGTCTGGTTGTTGCTCTTTAGGAAGAATGTAGGTGCGCTGCATCTGCGAATAGACGCCAGCGGACTGCATATTGAGCTCATCACCAATGTTGTATGAGCCAAACTTTGTGCCGGCAACATTGAATACTTCATACACTTTTGATTCATCACGCTCGCAAGGTACGAAAGTACAGGCATCACCTGTTGCAGCGCCAAGTGCTGCTGGCAAAATCAGCGCCGCGAAAATTGCTTGGCGCATTACACCGTCGCTGGTGCGCATATCGGCCTGAACACTTTCGAACATGGCCTTACCAGTACCTTGATGTGTTTCAGCCGCAGCTTCCATCATCAAACGTTCACATGAGCGATGGCAGTTAGCTAGAATTTCCGAAGAAGGGTAACGGCCGTTACGATCACTGTACTCCGCTAAGCTCTCAGCCCAAGCGCTAGCAACTTGTCCGATAAATTGTTCTTGAACACCGTCGAACATCGGTACTGTTTTAGCTGCTTCTAGGATGCTGTCATAGCGTTCTTGAGGATCTTCAATAAAAACGCCGTCTTTGAATTGCGCGTTAGCGGTAAAAGAGAGGACTTCAGCAGCTCGCTCGTTTACGTCTATTTCACGCTCTCTAAAATTTTTAATATCACTCACCGTAATGCCCTTTTCAGAATGCGCATTTGGGGAGTTAACTCTTCGACTCTCTTAGAATAATTTACCTACAATATCCCCTCATAACCTAAAACAAAGCTTTTCACGTATTTTTTATAAAAAAATAGGTTAGAATCAACTTATCAATGTTGATTCTGATTATTAATGAAGGAAGCTATGAGTTATCGCGCATATCTAACTTATGAAAACGGGCGTCGAAGCCACCAGCAGTTTTCAAACAATCGAAAAGAGATACTCACGCATCTTGAAAGCTTATTTGCCGATGCAGACTTACGTGAAACGGCACAAAACATCGTACTGGAATACAAAGACAAGCCGTTATTTGTCTGCGCGATGAGCTCTGTGGATAGTGGCACAATGAGTCGCATCCAGTGGCCACGTAACGGAAATAAGCGTTTCTTAAGAAGTCCTAAGATAGCTTCCATATCGATGCCATCACAGATGTATGATTTTCTGAAGGAGCAAGGCGAAGGCAGCGCCAGCCGTGCAGTACAAGACATATGTTTGAAGTTGATGGAAGAGACTATGGGTGATGATGTACCCATGAATGCTATGTATTACATGTATAACGTCAAAGATACCAATGTACAAAAGTGCAAAAATACGAAAGTACAAAAATAATAAAATACATAAATACAAATTTTCATACTCACTGAGAGGCCGCGCTATGCGGCTTTTTCTGTTTTATGCGTAGCTAATCGTTACTCTAATGCGTACTGAGTATGTGTGTTTTGCTTGAGATGCATACTCAGTACGTGTATTATTCCCTCATGGACTTAGCGGAGCGGTAAAGATGGAATATTTAGAGTTTATCGAAACGCCCATGTTCAGCAGTTTGAGAAAGGAACTGATGAAAGATGATGAGTTTCAAAAATTTCAAAGTTACTTACTCGAACACCATGATAAAGGCGACACCATTAGCCACACAGGTGGATGCAAGAAGGTTCGTTGGGGGCGTGAAGGGATGGGAAAGCGTGGCGGTGTTAGGGTTATCTACTACACAAGAACGCTAAGCGGAAAAATATACTTGCTGTTGATGTATCCAAAGAATGCGACAGATAACATCACAGAAGCACAAAAAGCCGTAATGAAGAGCATTACTCAAAAGTTGCAATAACAACCGCCTTCGGGCGGTTTACCTCTCCATACCGAGGAAAAATTTATGGAACAGAAATTATTTGAACAGCTAGTTACTAGCATGAATGAAATGGTAGCTATCGAAAATGGCGAAATGCAGCCATTGCCAGAGCATGTGCATCGCCATGCTATCCCTGATGTTAAGTCTCTACGTAGTAACGCTGGGATGAGCCAAGCCGAGTTTGCAGAAATGATAGGTGCTAGCACTGCGACAGTTCAAAGCTGGGAGCTGGCGCGAAGAGTTCCTAGCGGGATGGCTTTAAGATTGCTATGTCTAATTGAAAGGAACCCTAATGTTGTAGACACCCTGCGAACTATTTAAATACAAAAGTAGTAAGATGATAATTTTTGTATTTTTGTACTTTCGTATTTTTGTATGATTTGGTTTGAGTGATTAAAATATGGGTACTAGAAACCAGCTTGCTGAAGTTGCAACGAAAACCGGCCTTGATATCGAAACCCTGATTCAACGCCTGAATAGCGTAATAAGTGAGTCAGGGAACAACGAATACTGCGAAGCTGTAGAGCAAGCAATCGCAGCAATGGAACACGCTTGCATTTCACTTGAGAGCGCAGAGAAGGCCACTCAATGACAGAGAACAGACGTGTTATAAATTGGCTTGATTGCATCGTTTGTGGCAGTGACGAAATAAGGGTGAGAACCGAAAGTAACGATGGGGAATCTCTTAACTACGGTGACGAATGTGAATGCTTAAGCTGCGGGGCAGTCGGTGAAGTCGAAATCGAGAATGGACGAACTTATATAGCATGGGAGGAGGAATAGTGAGTGATTTAACCTCAGAAGTTGCAAAAAAACACACACAAAAGCCATATGGCTACTTAGACGGGCTGCGTGGCATGCTTTATGAGCCGCGCCACATGGATCGGTTGAATAACCCTAAACCGCTCTATGAAAATCCGGTCGCTGGATGGATTAGCGTGCTTGATGAAATACCAATGGAGCGTTGTATTGCATTCACTCCAAACGAAGATCCAGTGATTCGGCATAGGTTCGTACCTGCTGGCATGTTCAAGCGTGTAGCTACTGATGCTACGCACTGGATGCCTATACCAGCGGATCCTATAGATTAATCTTTGTATCTTTGTATCTTTGTATCTTTATGCTGTCATGCTCTAGCTACGTTCTATGGACTAAAAAATGAAAGAGTTCGATGTTTGGGGTAATGCTTGTGGATCTATGATGGCTACACCAGCCAATGCGCGATTTGTATTTGATGATGATGCACCGTATAGCTATGACTGTCATGTTTTAAGGTGCGAAGCACAAACAGGCAGAGAGGCTGTTAAAACGGCTAGGTTCCAGTCTCGATCTGGCAATGATAAGACTGATATGAAAATTAACGATGAGTTCGACGGTTTTTAGAATGAATCAACCTCATTAGGCCAGTCCATACTGGTCTTTTGTATTTTTGTATTTTTGTATTTTTGTATTGAATGTGAATTTCTTGCTATATCCGTTTTGACTGGATGGCAGGAAGGAAAATCCCGTAGGGGATATTGTTAATTGTAGCATTATGCCTAACAATTCCAAGACGCTTCATAGTTTCAGCGTACCGTTCCAGATCATGATCGCGAGCGTGATTAAACGCCTCATTCTCATCCTGAAATAGTGCCTCACCTAAACGAACCCATCCAGTCTTGTAATCCACAAATCTCAATGCCTCATATTGTCCATTGCACGGACGGATAGCATATGCCCCTACTGCTCTATCACGAGGAAGACATGGCGGCAAAGTGTCGTCGGCATTGAGCAAGTAAAAGGATATGTAGGATAGGGTGATCGTGCGCATAATATTTGCCGGCTGGACTCAGTACCGTTACTGTGTTTTTAAACAGTAATTCATGTGAGGCCGTTATTCAAGCCCCACATGATTTATCTAAAGTTTGGCGTTTAGTTCGTTTACTCTGGTGTTTCTTTCGTTGCATTCGTACAGCGATTGCCTAACTTGTTCCTTATAAGTGAGCGTGCTACCCCAAGTTACTCCGTTATCGACTGGTAGAAGACACATAACGGCTTTCGCTGCTGGTGGTCGTTTAGACTCCACCAGCTTTTCAATCACTATAGGCTTTGTTGAAGTCTGCGGTGCGTTGCTGCTGCAACCGGATAACATCATCAGGCATACGCTCATTGGCACACTGAGAACCGTCCAACATTTGTTTAATTTGCTCAAGCGCATGACTACTTTCCTCTTGCTGTTTCCTGATTTTTAAATCTAAGGTTTTCTGTGATTTTTCCTGCTCTATAAGCCGGCTATCGCGATTAGATATATCGTCATTGAGAAGCTTAATGTTTGCGTCTTTTGATGTGATGGCCATTTTCAATGTACCGTTTTCAGTCTTAAGCTCGCCGTTAGTCTTATTGAGGCCTGAAACGCTTTCTACGAGGCTGTTATATCTGCTGTAGGCAATGTATCCACTTACACATAAAATACCTAGCACGAGGCCAACGCTGCCAATTTTGAGCGCTTTCCCAATAGGGAACGAGGTCATGCCCCCTAGCAATCCAAACATAATGACTCCTACGCCAATGCGTTAATGACTGAAATAGGTGTAATGGCCGTCAGTGCGTCACTCATCACTGAGCTTTCAAGCAATCCTGAAATGATGGATACGTTCACTGCGTCACTGAATGACTTATTAGCTTTCTGCGCTGAATCATTGGCCTGTGATGCTAATTCCTTCACGCTAGATGATGCTTTGCTTATGCCTGAAGTTGCGTTAGCCAGTTCTGAGGTGGCAGTGGCCAGCTTTGATATTTGTTCCTCAGTTAGTGTCGGTGCAATGCCACCAGCGCCAACTGACAACGTGGCGTTAATGTCTGCCATCGCCGCTTCTGTATTTACTGTCTGTAGGGCTGAAACCAACTGGCCTTGTGTTGCTGTTAATTCGATATCGGCAATCGCGGTAATCAAATAAAACGGCGTGGTTTCTGGTTGTTCATTTCCCTTCAGATAACACTCCCAGCCGATACGCATCTGAGTTAACTGTGACGGACTCTGGTAGTCACCTATGGCCATAGCAAACTGATTAGCGGCGCTGGCAGCGCTTTTTAGTATTGATACGGTATTGGATATCTTGTTGAGCGAGTCAGAAACGGTAGGGGGGTAACTGATACTGGCCATAACAAGTGATGCTAACTTTTCTGACTTGCTGGTGGCCTCAACGTCTGTAGATTTAGCTGTAGTTAGTGAGGCTGGAGCGTGGAGCCCTTCGGTGGCGAGTGCTTTGAATGCCGCTATCTGTTTATCGTTATCTAACATCACATCACCTTGAAAGAGTTGTCACCGGTGGCCACGACTGAACCGCAAGAAACCGGATCACCGACACAACAAATGGCTTTCCCGTTTACTTTGAACCAAGGCCTTGTGCTTGTGGCTGTTCCGCTATGTGTGCTGTTTCCATCTGAGTGATCGGGAAACACATTCCCATCAACAAGAACGGGGATACCGTTGATTTTCATCAGCGGTTCGCCTTCGGCAGAGGGGCGGGGAGGGAACCCGCCATGTCCTGAACAGATAGATTTTTTTGTGCCTACTGCTGACATGTCACATACCTCATAAAACAGCAATAACATCACTGATAGCGCCGCGAGTATTTCCTTTGCAGCTCATAGAGCGGCGTGCGTGCAGAGTGTGTGTTTTGAAATTTAGGGATTTGTATAGCTCGCGAATTTTAGGCGCAGAGCTATTCGTTATGACAATACGTGCGCCGCGCTGGTGGGCATGAACGAGCTCATTGGCCAGCGTGCATTGATCTTCGAACGTAAAACCACCAGCTGCGTAATTCGTAAAGCCTTCGGTTTTTGGTAGTGGTTCATATGGGGGATCACAAAAAACCACATCGCCAGCGCCAGCTAATCGAATCGTGTCTGTGTAGTGAGCGTGGGTGAATGCACACTTGTGAGCAATGGTTGAAAAGTGCTCTATCTCTTGTTGCGGGAAGTAGGGGCGTTTAAATTTGCCGAAACCAACATTAAACGCTCCGCTGCGGTTGTAACGAATAAGGCCGTTGAAGCAGTGCCGATTCAAGTACAGGAAAGCAGCTCCACGCTCAAGCGCGGTGTACTTCATTGCGTTGAACTTCGACCGAACATCTAGAAAGTCATCTTGATTGTTTTTTTGTTCAAAATAACGTTCTGCTTTATCAATCAAAGCTGCATGATTTTCTGAAGCTGCCTGATAGAGGTTGATCAGGTCATTATTTATATCGGCCAACACATAGCTTTCGAATCCTTCGGCATTGAGAAACACAGCACCGCCACCAACAAATGGCTCTATCAAGCGTTTCCCCTTAGGCAATCGCTTAAAGATTTGTCCAAGCACCTCATACTTACCACCAGCCCATTTTAGGAACGGCCGATTGTATTCAGGGATAGTAGGCTTACTCATGCAGCCCACCCATTGCTTCAAATATGATGCCGTAAGTAGATCTGAGCTCATCAACCATTAAGATGAAATCAGCATACTCGCGTGATAAAGCGTCACCTTCTTCATCGCCGCTGCCGCAATCATCGTTATGGCTTAAAAATGCTTCGCCAAATTGAATTTTTTTAATCGCGCAGCAGTGATCTATCTCGAAATCAAGACCGTACTCGGTATCTACATGTAGGCCTAGCGAGCTAACAATGCGGCCTTGTTCTAAGAGGATTGCAACAGCTTCATCGCTGGCTAGGTCATCCTCTTTGTTAAAGCGTACTTCGCCACCTTCAGTTAGTGTATGAAATAGGTTAGCTCGGCGGATTTTGTCGCTAAGGGAGATTTTGGCTGGCACGGTACTGCTATCTTTTAACCACTCGGTCATTACTAGTTCGGCGGGTGTTTTAGTCGCAATCGGTACGACTGGAAGTGAGCCCAATGTCTTACGAAGCAGCGCCAGAATATTTTCAGCAGTCCGTGCGGAGGCTGTATCTATAGTGATTAATGCATTGTCTACATCGATCCAGACTTGTGTAATGCACTTTTTTGAAAATGCGCGAGGAAGTAACTCTTGGAAAACTTCGTCTTTAATCTGTGCTACTTCAGTGCGACGTAGTTTTCGGCCTTGTACTTCTTCCAGTTTTGCTCGCTTCGCTGCGACATGAGTGTTTAATACAGACGTTGGGACGTCTCTTGTTTCCTTTACGGCAACGAGAAGAATGTTATTCCCATGAGTAAACATAGCCGGCTGGCCATCGTTCATTAGCCAGCCAGTGCGTGATGAGTCATGAGAAGAGCAGGGAGTAAAAGCGACCTGAGGGATTAGCTCACGCAATTCATCTTCTGTTAGATTGTCGATGGCTCGTGCCATGCGGTAGACGAGAGCGTTTTTAAAAACCTTAAACATACATGCGGCACCTATGAAAGTAGTTGCCGCAAATGATACCAGAACTATAAAAACGATTTAGAATTAACTAATAAAAATAAACCAATCTATTTTTTTGCGAAGTCGAATTCTGGCGCTTTGGCATCTAAGCCGCTTTCGCTTTCTAGATTGATTTTTCCCTTAGCTTTGATAGTTACATCACCGTCTGCATTCATAAAATAGTTGCCAGTTGTGCGATGAAACACGTCACCAGCTTCATTCATCCCGATTGACGTGTTGTTTGCTGTATTAGTTATAGACACTCCACCACCAGCTGAATGGATGATGAGTATGTTATTGCGCTTATATACAAAATCCTTAGTAGGTGTCAGGGCTGGGAGTGCGGGTGCGCCTTCGATCGCTGGTGGCTCATATGCACCACCCTGACCTGAGGCTTCTGGCGCTACATTTGGAATACCGTTAGGGGCGTCTTGTGCCGCGCCGGTAATCATTGGGTATCTTGAATCCCCATCGTATGGGAACTCTACCCAAACGAGATCGCCGACAATAGACGGAGCGAAAGCAGCCCCCACTGGTAGATGATATTCAGCCCACGGCAATGCATCATCAGGCAGACCGTCCCATAGTGACAACAAGCGGATTTTAGCCTTCATTAAGCCTTGTGGATGCTCTGTAGCGACGATGAGAGCACGTTTCTTACCACTAATTGCATTACTCACTTGGCACCCCTAAAATCATTCTTGTGCTGTATGCAAAGCGCTCTTCGAACTGAGTAACGCGCTCAACAATCATCGTTTTTGGTACTGACTCATCAATACGGTTTTCGTTGTCGTAACGATGGATCATTAATTGGATAACCATTCCGGCTTTTATTGCAGCGTTGCCTGCGCATTCAATATCTAATTTTGGTATGAGCACGCGCCCTTTGTTTTGCAATGTACCTAAGTCAGAGTCAGGTGTTAGACGAACGGGCAAAGAGCTGTCACCGGCCGAGCGATAACCATCTGTCATTGAGTAACCAACATATCGGTACTGCTTGGAAGTGGTCACTGCCATATCTGAATTGATATTCCTCATTTTTGTAATGCGGAATTTTGCATGAGGATTATTGTATTCATATTTGAAAGCTGGCTTATTTTTCATTAAGTCAGTCATAGATTTCACATTGATATTGCTTCTGGCCAGCCAAACCAGCGCACCGTGATCGCAAGCAATTTGCTTAAGTAATGTGGCTGGTTTTTGCCCCATGTTTAGATGATATGTACCAATGCGATTAAATGTATCTGCATTGGGCTTGAGTCCTTTAACTAACGTAGTAATGATTTGTGCCGGTTGCGCATCTACGAAAAAACGTGGAGAGCTGGCGGGGATCAGAAGTGTGCGCATATCCATTGATATACTAGTTATTGTCACAGTATCCATGTTAAGGGGCGCTGAGACAACGTAGAACCTTTCTTTGAAGAGAGCCTGACTTCCTTCATGATCGCCCAGCGTGGCTGTGATGGTTGAACCTTCACCAACCCCCATATTATCAAGAACATTTCCCGTCACATCACGGATATTCAGAAGTAAAAGCGGCGCTTCTAGTTTTGTTATCTCTATATATGCTACGGATGTAACTGATTCACGCGGAAGTTGTGTGCCATTTATCTCAATGGACTGTAGAAAATATTGGTTAAGCGCCATGAGTAGCCCCGCTTGAAATTACCTCTATCGTTTCCACTAGTGGCTCCACTGCATGAGCCATAATAATATCAGCCTGAACACCTATACTGGCTTTTGCTGCAAATAAGCGGTCTTCCATGATGGGTAGGGAAACATCAGCAAATGCTAATGGCCTTGCGTCGGGGAATGCACATTCAATATCAACTTCAGTATTCGCGATATTAGTAGTTGCTGAGAATCCAGTCGAACCGAACATTCCTGCGAAATGAACCGCAATAGCATTGCACAGCATTGCTAAAGGCTCTTTCTCAGCGGATAGAATGTATACGTCATAGGCTAAGTTAGTAGGATGGGCATCAAGCACTGCAAATACATTGCCATCCTCGTCGGCTATTTCACCGTATTTATCTCTACGTATCTGCCGGTCATTCACTGCCACGTCAAAATCTATTGAGCGTGATACGTTGATGATGGGTAGGGCATCAAGATTGGCATATTTGTTACCTTCTTGGCTTTTTCTGCCAGCCTTAGCCTGTCGGACTGTACGTATGAAATCTTTTATATCTTCGAAACGTCCTAGCAATACCTGATCCTGCGGTGGGCGCTCGACAAACTTTAAAAATCCTCTGTTATGTTTATCTTCGTTGTTAACAGTCAGGCCGTTTAGACTAGATATAATGTGGTTTCCAACGGCAATATCAATACAGCGCAAGCCACTAACTTCACGCTCCCCAGTCGGTTTGAGCTTCAACTTTTTAATGCGCATCAACAAATCATTTGCATCAGTGCTGCTCATTATTTGCCTCCAGCGCGGATTGAGTAAAGTTTTTAGCAGGTATGCAGTAGTAAAGAGAGCCCACTGAGGCAGTTCCGTATGTATAAATACGTAATACGTACCAAAACCGGCGAGCTAAACGTCCGTCTAGTAGCTCTTCGTTCCACTCAAACGTTGATCCGATGGCCACACCTGTTGTAGCTGCGCGAATAACGAGAAAATCATCGGTACTGCCGTCCTGATCGCCGTCTGAGTCCACGGCCGTAAATGATTCCCGTTCATCAGGACAGTCTAATACCGTGACAATCTCAGGGTCTGAATATGTGAGCTCTTTCTGATTGTTGTTGAGCTCAGTAAATAGGGGAGTTTCAAGCCCGTCTTCACCCACTTTTGTAGGTACGTCATCAACTGGCCGGTATAGTAGGGCGTTAAAGCTGTCAGGGTCTTGTTCAATCATCTGAACCCAGTCTTTGCGCACTAGGTCATTTAGTGGTGCATGGCCTTTGTAGCGAGGTTTAAGGTCTAAATTTTGCTCCCTGTCTGAAATGGATTTATGTAAATGTGCCGTTTTAGTTTCGGTGATAACAGTGGGTTCGGCACTGTCGCTAAAATCATTTAGTTCTTCAGCTGGTGGCGGTTGTATCTCATCCAGATCCACCAGCTCTGAAGCATTTTCAGGCACATTGCTACCCACCGGCTTTTCGGTTATTACAATGCTGGGAGTATCGGTAATCCATTCTTTGTAGCGGCTCATTTGCTACCCTTAATTTGTTTTTTCAAGTATTCGTTAAATGCAGATTCGGCTTGTTTTGGATCCTTTCCAGCCATAATTAGTGCATCCATAAATGTTTGTTTTTTGAGAGCAAAAGAATCTGCTAGCTGTTGTTTAAGTAGCTTTTCTTGTGCTTTCATCTGATTGATTTTCAAACGCTGCTCTTGGAGTTTTAAGCGCTGAGAGTCGGTTAGTTTTTTTGATTTCTTCAGTTGCGAGCGTAATGCTTCAACCTTTTCAGGCGATTTCTTAAGCTTGTGCTCAAGCGCGGCCATTCGCTTTTGATAGCGCTGGTACTCACCTTTGATCGCGTCATGATTGGTTTTACTTTTACGATTTCGGTTGACCTGCTTTAGCTGCTCATCACCAAAAAACTCGGTTGTTCGTTTTTTGTCGTCACCGAAGCTGGTGGCTCTCGCATTCTTCTGCAATAACCGGCCAACTTGCATTTGCCATGAGCCAGCTTGCATCCTCGTCATTGCGTGTATGACGTGCTTACACGCCACACCTTTGAGGTTTGGGTTACGGATCTTTGGATAGACGTATTCTTTCGGTGGGCTCAGTGCAAAATTACCGGCAGTGGCGATATAGCGATACCAATACTTATGACGTCCACAGTCACAGTCGAACGACATACGGCCAGCGCAAAGCTGACGAACTACTCGGGAGGTGTTTTTCTCTTTATCAGAAAGATCCTCCATCGCCGTATCCCACTCTTCAAAGCGAATTTTTACTCGGTGATGTTTATCCTCTGAACGATCTGAAGCTGTTACGCTGATGATAGCTACGTTATGCTCCATACCTATGAACGAGGCCATTTTGATACCGGAGCCATCATCTACAGCATTGTTGGCACGCTTAACGTCGATACTGGCGCAGCTAGCGATTAGCTGAGAATAAGTAATACCGGCCGTTTTAGTGTCAAAACCGGCGCGGATCTGTTTTCTGTTGTTCTCAAAACCTTTTAAATCTTCAGCTGTGAAGAACGTTCCATCTCGTTTTTTTCCCAAAGCTATTACGTCATCAAAGCTTTTGTTCTTCAGTAGTGAAGGGGTTAATAGTCGATTGGCTTTGCGACGTTTGGCGCGTTGGTCTTTGTATATCTGGTTAAACAATCGGTTAAACTGTTTAGGCATTAAGCCTTCAGTGTCATAACGGCCAGATTCAGCTCTTGGGAAATCGGCCATTAGACTACCTCTGGAGTATCTGCGTAATGCCTTACACGATCACGAATCCAAGCCGCTGGTGGCAGTATGATGTCATCACCAACGGGCAATGATTCCATTTCACTTTCATGGCCAGCAACTAGCTTCACAACCCACCGCAGCGCCGAGTTTTTGTAGACGCGATAAGCAACTAAATCAGCTCTATAAGCCTCATCTAGTTTTATCGTATAAGTGATGTTTGAACCGTCAAAAAGTTGGGACTGCGCGATAACTTCACGATGTAAAAATGAGCGGATGATTGGATCAGCGATGCAACGATCATCGAGACGAGGGTACTCACTCATAAAATCACCGTATTATCATCAATACGTGTGCCAGTCAGCTTAGCTTTAGGGCTATCCTTTGCTACTTGTTCTTCATGTGAGCGAATTATGTTTAGAAATGATTTTAAAGGGTGAGGGCGCTCTTTTTCTGCTGATGCAGTCTGCATATCCTTGATGTAGGCGCTGGATGTTACGTTGTTAAACATCGTGCTGTAGACGACAAGCAATATCAGGACATGCTCAGCCTTTAATGAAGGCCAGTCGATACGATAGATAGGTTCACCGGCTGGATTATATTCAATATCCACGAGAGAGTTGGATATCTCAAAAAGGTTCTTAGATTTTTGCGGGTAGATAATGCTGCCTTGCCGCTTTAACTCACCAAGACGCTGGAATGCCACGACGATTACTGGCCGGCCGTCAGTATGCCTATCGCTCAAGCTCATGATTGTTGCGCCGATATCATGGGCAATCCCGCTATTCACTTCGTCGACAAGCACCTTGAAGCCGGCATTAGCCATCTTAGGCACGTCAAGTTCATGTAAGGCTTCTAGCATTTTCTTTCGACGTGCAGGGAGAACCTTACGTTCCTCTAAGATGAGTTCACCATCTTTATACACAGCACGCACCATCACTGGACTAATTGATGTGCTAATTACAGCGATTCTCTGAATCATATTTCCCCCAAAAGTAAAAAGGCCGCACAAGGCGGCCTTTCTTAGCTTTCAGGTATCTGGTTTCGCGCGAATCAAAGTTTGCTTGGTCGAAGAGCCAACTTCACCGTCCAGAACCGCCCTAAGCCAGACAATCGTAGCTTACGCAATGACCACCAGCAACATAAAACAGCGGTTATAATTAAAATTTATCTTTAAAATTCAATTGAATAACTTGAAGTTGATTATTAATGTTTAATACACTACGTTTTATCCATTTAAAATTAATTAGATGTTAATGGTGCAATGAAATGAAACTATATGTAATTGGTAATGGCTTTGATGTTCATCATGAGCTAGACACAAAATATACATCTTTTGGTCTATACCTAAAAAATCATTACCCTGATGTATACGAGGTTTTGCTAGAACACTATGGTTTTGGTGAGTTAGAGCCGAAATCACCTTCCTCAATGTCAGACCCGTTATGGTCAGAATTTGAAACCAATTTGTCAAACTTAGATACAGAGTCAGTGTTGGAAGCACATATAGAATCAATGCCATGTTATGCCGACCCAAATTTTAGAGACAGAGATAGATATATATTTAGAACCGACATGGAACAAATTTTAGAACTGCTTACCAACAAACTATATAAAGCATTTAAAGAGTTTATATTGGCTGTTAAATTCCCACCATTAAATGATAAAAAGCTGATTCGCTTAGATAGGAATGCCACTTTTCTTACATTTAACTATACGGATACTCTTGCTAAGTATTATGGGGTTCATGATCAAAATGTCCTTTTTATACATAATAAAGCAAAAGAAGAGTCAGAAAAACTTGTCCTTGGTCATGGCATAGATCCAACGGCATTCGAGGATAAGCCTATCAAACCACCGGAAGGATTAAATGATGAAGAGCACGAGGAATGGATTCAGTTTCAATCTGATAAATATGACTACTCTTTCGAAATCGGTAAGGATGAAATTAATAAATATTTTAGAAAAACATTTAAAGGCACACATGAAATCATAGAGAGAAATGAAAAATTCTTTTCATCGCTAGGTAATATTGATGAGGTTTACGTTATTGGGCACTCTCTTTCAAATGTGGACTTACCTTACTTTAGTAAATTGATAAATTCAGTAAAAACAGATGCAAAGTGGATTGTGACATTTTATTCACCTGAAGATAAACAACGTCACTTCAATACATTGAATGGGCTTGGAATATCCAATATATCTGTTGTTCGTATCGAGGAAGTTTAATTTAAGTCATTCTGAAAAGTATACAGTCATGCTAATCCAGATAAAGGCCATTCTATGTTGTCATTATCTGGATCGCGACAGTGTTAAAAAGGGAAAGTCTCCCCTATTTTTTCATAGGTCAGTTTGAGCAGTTCCATTTGTGTGCCATTTTCTTTTTCAAACACTACCTTGCCGCCTACTTTCCCACATGCATGAACTGGCACAAGCCACGGATACACTACCCGAACCTCAATAGGTGCAGCATGCTGGTGGTGATGGTCGCACAATCCCAGCACTTTCTTATGCGCATTGTCGCATGTTCTGCCGGCTATATGGTGAAGGCTAATGTTTGGTGTACTTTCACCATGAATTAAACACGCAATACAGCCGAGACTACCAATTAAATCCATAATCCGTCGCTCATCGGCGGTAGGAGTGCGCCCCATCATACCTTTAGTGGCTTTTCTCTGTTTTAGGCTGGTCTTGTTGCTCTTTGCTGCTGGTGGCTTCCTCATGGCCTTCTCAGCGCGTTTTTGCTTTTGTCGCTCCACCAGCTTTTCACGGTATGCAGGATCGGCCAGTTTATTTAATTTTTTAGCGCGTGACCGTTCCATACTTTGACGCTGTTTTGCTAAAACTTTTTCTCTATACGCTGGGTCAGCCTGTTTTTCTTTCTGACGCGTTATTCTACGCATGGCGGCTTCTTTCTGTTTTGCGTATACCTCTTCAGGGAGCAACATAAATCACCCCCGTCTTCAGACGATTCTTATCGAGTAGTCCTTGGCCTTTGTAATAGTAGTTATCAAGAAAGTCGAAAAGATCGTCTTTGTTATATTGCTTTCTATCCTCAAGTGCCTTTTTTGCTCGTGCCTCTAAGCGAGCAAGTTTTTCTGCGTTTATGCTTATCCCTGAGAATTCGAGGATGTATGCATACTTGGTTAGGTTCGGAAACCAAATTAGTCTGCGATGAAAGTCCTCTGGAGTGGTGCGGAGTTGCAAAAAATCCTTCTGCTGCTGGTTTAATGCGATCCAACGAAACATGTTATGTCGTTCACTGTAGTAGCAGTAAACGTCTTTGAATCTACCGTTTAGTCCCAGCGCAGCGCGGCATGCTGTTTCACGTAAGTGGTAGCCAACATACGATTCGTGAACGCTGATTTCATCTGCTGCTATGTTTGATGAAGGTATGTCGTAAAGACCGCAGCTTATTGCTTTAGTCCCCACGTTCCATGTACCAACTAATCCGCTTGTACCGCCAGAGTCAGAGTTTATGGTTAGCCTACGGTCAACTACGAGCTTTGCGGTTATCGGGTCAACAAATGGATCAAAAATATAGTCAGCTCCAGCATCTTTACAGGCTGCTAACTTGGACTCTCGTGAACGATCGTCATCATTAGCCATAACTAAGAATTTATTAGTGAACTTGCCCCTGAAGTGACTAAACAAAACGCGTCCGCAAGGTAGTGTGCAAACCTCCGTCAGTCCAGAGAAGTGCGCTAATGCACGTTCTAATTCAGCTCTAGAAGCATCTTCAGGCAGTGTGAAGTCTTTAGTGATAATCAAGTCTTGGGTGGCATACATGTTCATGTCTCTTTAGTGTGCGTCCATCCTTAGACGCAAATAAAAAATGGTTTAGAATCACTTTGGTGAAAACTAAACGTCATCCTCCGGCAACTGAGATATGTTCCGCTTATATTCAGCAACTTGAACCACCAGCTCTAGCTTGGCCTTTTCAGCCACCAGCAATTCCTCTTCTTTAGGTGTACCGATAACTGAGTATTTATCCAGTTCTTCAACTCGTACACAGTAAGCCCAAAAGAATGTGTCTTGCTCTATCGCCTTAGCCGTTTGAGGAGAGATATACACCAGATCATACGATTCCATATCATCTTGAAAGTACATGTATGCGTGACGACCAATACCAGCTTGCATCAATCCATTTAGAATGATGGCTTCCTGCATATTTTCTGCTTGAGTAGCGAAAAACTCAGGTAACGTACTGGCAAGCGCTGCTGTAATGCTAGCGCCGTTTGCTAGGCCATTTGATTCAACGCGCCATTGTCCAACGAGAACGCCATTCACGGATGAGAGCGGGGTGATGAGCATCGGGTATTTGCGCATAAGAGCACGAGAAAATGCTTCATGCCGCATTGGGAAATAACATGCGCAATCATACTCAGCGGCTAATTCTTCAATGCTTTCACTAGTTAGAGTGTGAGGAATTACCCAGCTATTGCCATCTGGTGAGCTCATCATTGCATGGCCATCGTCTGTCTTACCTTGGAACAATGAGCCAGTCAGGATGCCAGTAGCAATGTTGAGATCTAAGACTGAGTAGTTTCCGTTATCTTCACGCTCTAATGTAAAATTATCAGCAAGAATATAGCTTTTCATTAGGCTTCCTTATTTTGCTGATTTGTTCTTTGTTGCAGGTGCGGGAGTTGCTGCCAGATTTTCAAAATCACTATCAGTGATAGCGCTAAATTCAGCTTTAATAACTTCTTCTATCATTCCTTGGGCAACGGTCATACCGGCCTTTAACTCGAATCCTTTAGCCCCTGAATCAACGACTAATTTGAATTGCACTTCGCTTCGGTCATCTGAATTGATGATCGCAACGCAGCTGGCCAACCGTGCATGAAGTTTTCCGCCTAGCTCAGGGTGAGGGTAGATCTTCATGCAATAGCCTTCGGGGATAGCCATTTTCAAACCTGTACTAATGAAATATGCGAGATGAGCGCAGCAACCATCAACTACTGTGTTTAGGTTCACTTCAGTCGCAATTAAATCAAAAGCGGCTGCACTACCAGTGCGGTAAGCGGGAACAACTGCTTTAGGGTGAGTCATACAGATTGATACTGGTACTTGCTTAGTCATGGGTAATGCTCCTGATTGGATAGTAGAGTGGAGTTTTGGCGTTTATATCTACGCACTGGATGAGTGAAAGCCCTTGAAGTTTTTCAAGCACTTCACCGGTTTGGGTTTGGGATATACTTGTTGATTTGGCCAAGGCTGCGAGTGTGGTAGGGGATAAAGTTAGCAATGACTGTAAAACTCTGGCCTCATCTGCTGTTACGGCTATAACGCGAGGGCAATACCCTTTAACTTGTGCTGAAAACCTAAATCCCTTCGTGCAGCGATCAAGTACCCCGCAATGTTCTAAAGCGAGGGTCATGGACTTTACTGTATGAGCGGGGTAGGAGAGCGTGAGGTTATATATTTGCCGATGTGTGAGGGCGTTCGGGTAGTTCTCAGTAATACAGCGTAAAACCACGTCTGTTAGCTGCGTGTTTTTGCTACAAACTAAATTAATTTCTGGAATGAAACGTAACATTATTGATATCCTGCATCTGTATTCAGCAAAAACTTTCTGTTTTAGTTGGATTTGTGCCTAGAGAGCCGGTGTTCACGCACCGGCTTTTCTTATTGGTGCCAAACCTCGCCAGTGTCTTCGCATTCCATTCCGTGACATACACGTCCCTGATCCAGCCGGTACGCCATGCCTTTAAACTTTTTGTATGCTGTGTAGTGCTGGTGGCCAGAGATGAATGCGATAGGGCAAGAGCAATACGAACTGTACTCAATCCCTTCACCTGTTCGCGCCGACTTTATGCCGTCTTCGAATGAATTAAGAAAGTCAGGCCGCGCCACCAGCTCAATACCGTTATTCCCAAATTCATCTGTTCGTGCTGTCGCTATACCTGCTTTCTCAATGCTCTCAATTGCCTTTTTGCTCGATGTAATCTCAACGCCGGTGTAAAGATTCGTTTCTTCGTCATAGTTAGATAAATTTGAGAAACCGAGCGGCCGTTGCTTAACATGTGCTGTGGCTATCGCTACCAATAAATTAAAAAACGCTTTAGAAATATACATATTAAAATAATCCTGATTGGCTCCGAGTTCTGAATCTGCCGTTTCCGGCTGGGGCAGACAAGGCTGCATTCATTCGTATTGATACGTGATCCTTCATGAGGCGTTTAACCTCCTTCGCTGCATCAGCTTCTGTCGAACTATTTACATACGCGATAGCTTCAGCCAAGCTTCCCTTAGAATATTCAAGCGTTAGAAGTGAGAGCTCAGGTAGCCAGAACGGTTCCAGTACACCGAATACCACTACAGGTTTGCCATGTTTTAGACCTGCGGCAAATGATGCAACAACTTCACTCTTAGTTGCTTCATCTTTAATGATAAATTTCTTCCCAACATGCATACCGCTTCTGTTACTTCTCATCGTATATCTCCTTAGCCACAGCTTTACCCGCAGGTGTTAGCCTGAACGACAGTCGTGACGTTGTAGGATTGCGGAATGGCTCTAACAAACCTGATGAAACAAGCGTGTGGCAGGAGGTGCGATAGTTACTTGCGGCCAGTGTGTGCTGGGTATTCGCGGCGACCATCTCAAAGAGTTTTGTTGCCGGCACCGGTCGATGATTATCACCAAACCGCTCACAAATTAGATGTAGAATTTTGAGGGTTTTGCGCTGAATGTCAGAAATACGGTGGGAAGTCATAATGCGCCTTATTAATGCTAAGTATGAATAAGGATTACATAAAAATGCTTTAGAATCCACTTGTGCATGACCAAGGCAGCGAATAAACTTCAATTTCCGCATTTAGTTGCATCAAATAACTATCCCCAAAGAAATGGTTGCTTTGACAAAAAGTGTAATGGCGGTAATTTGTATGCACTGGTGTTTTAACCAGTAATTAACCTTTATAAAGATATGGAGTTTACTATGGGACGAGAAATTGCTTATTACAAAGATGGCACGCCTTATACAGCAGCCGGTGAACCTATTATCATAATTACAGGTGATAAACCTACCGGTAATAACGTAAATACTTGGTGGGGAAAGCCAGGTGTATCCAACGGCACGTCATGGGATCCAAATGATGATAGGATGAACCATAAATGGGATGGGAATTTTTCATCTGAAGATGAAGTTACAAAAGAAGAGCTCGCGGAAGCAGATAGACAAGCTAAAGAGCGTATGAAAAAGCTAAATGAAGACTTGGCCACAGCAAAGACTGTACTTACGCAGAATTCAGCAAGTGAGAAAAGCAATAAGGTTATCCTTGATAACAAGCAACGCGAATTGAATGCTAACAGTGAGCTCTTGGCGAAAGCAGGTAATAGTGCTAGCAAATACATTCTGCGTGATAAAGGTAAGCTACTGTACATTGATTTTCTGACAAGTCAGATAAATTATTTTGATAGTCAAGCTAAACGAATGTCATCTGATGCAGTACAAACAAATTTATCTGCGTACTTACCACTGACCACCGCAGCTGTAGTTCGGCAGCGTATAAGTGAAGCTAAAGCTAAGAACGATGAGGCAAATAAGATTTTTTCTAAAGTAATTCCTCTTAAGAATGAACTTAAACAAAAAGCAGACGAAGAGGCTGTTGATGTTAAAAGTGCCATAAAATTTAGTGCTGATTTTTATAAGGAGCTAACTGAAAAACTAGGTGAACAATCATCAAAAGTAGCGCAGGAGTTAGCTGCGGCGGCTAAAGGAAAGCAAATCCCTAATGCGGAAGCAGCAATAAAAGCCTTTGATAAATATAAGGATGTATTAAATAAAAAATTTAGTGTCAAAGACAGGGAGGCCATTAAAAAGGCGCTTGCATCACTCAACCGTGACGAAATGGGGAAAAATTTTGCTAAGTTCAGCAAAGCATTCAAATTTGTTGGCAATTCCGTAGATGTATATGATGTTGCGGTAGAGTTCCAAAAGGCTACAGATACCAATAACTACCGTCCATTCTTCATTAAACTAGAAGCACTGGCAGCAGGAAGAGTCGCTACTGCCATTACAGCATTTGCTTTTAGCCTCATCGTTGGTACACCAATGGGAATCTTAGGATTCGCATTAATTATGACAGTGGTAGGTGTGATGGTCGATGAAAAGCTAATGGCCAAAATTAATAAATTAGTTGGGATTTAATAGCAGTTTTCAGGCTGTTATAACCCCTTAAGCTAAATCAAAGCGCTTAACTTTTCCCAATTAAGCGCTTAATTAGAATAAATATGGCGCTAACAATGACAATAGGGATGGCGAAAACAAAACAAAAAATAAAAAGAATCGCTTGTAAGCTCCCTCCAGTTGCGCTGGTGAAAAAGTCTTTCTCCCAAAACTCTTTCTTTGCAATCTTAAGCCCTACATTTATTGCGGCTATATGCGCGAATGGATAAAGAATACCGCTAACAACAGAGAATACAAACCAGTTGAAGGCCTTCACACTTTCTGGATTTTCTCGCCAGCCAAAGTAAAAAATAATTATTGGAATAACACCCCATATCATTTTTTTAAAATAGAATTTCAATGTCATATCTTACCTTCAATGGCAATCAGTAATGAGCAATCAGTATAGCTTAATAGTGGGATGGTATAAAAGTGCAGATGTCTTTGTTATTTATAGTATTCCGCACTTTAATGTTTGTCTGATAATAATATCAAATACAATGTTTTAGGGCTTCATGACTTACCACCAGTCTCAACTAAGTCAATCATAACGCTATTTTTAGCCTCTATATTTCGAATATAACCTAAAACTGTTTCTGCTTTGCGCCACGTTCCCTCATGCATAATTTGAGCAAGAGAGTACCCGTTTTCAGTCATATCCTGGATTGGCCCCTATATTTCCATACACTTTTTATCACTTAACCCATTACTGGTTCGCCGCCGCAGATATTCCCGTGGCGAACGATACCCCAGTGCACTATGCGGATGCCATTCGTTGTAATGTTC